CATAGTAAGAGTTATTACTGATGGACTCTACAAAAGAACCAGCATTCAATATTCTAAATTGATCTGTTACGAATGCAGACATATTAATTGTTTTTTAGATATTTATACGATAATATTAGGTTTCAATTTTTGGAAGAGCACCCGTCTTTCTTATATTAGTTCCACCCCTTCTCTGAATGGTCGGATATGTAGAAAGTCCAGAAACAATATTTCCAGTAACACCAATAGATATTGGACTTGAAGATCTTGTTCCTCCAGATATTCTACCCCACGAATATCTTCCAACAATATTACTAGGATGACTTCCGGTAGTGGTAATACCAATAATATTTGTGTTGGAATGTACATTGCAGGTTATAACTCCTACATAAGTGCTTCCTGTTAATAATGAAGATGACAAATCAGAGACATAATAGATATTATCTAAACATGTAGTTCCGATACCAACAATTTCAGAATCTGAATTATTAATTGATGTGACACCACTACCAACATTTGTTTCATGAATGTAAATGGGATATCCGACAGATAATTGACTCAAGTTGCTGCTAGTATCAATAATTGAGAATACAATGGCTAATGGATTTGATCCAGATCCTGTAGATGTCGTGATTCCGGTAATAATTCCAGAAGATCCTTGGATTGTGCTAAATTCAGTAATTTTTTCAATATTTAGATTTGGTGTTTCTGCAACTATGGTAGGGGCAACCGTATATCCAGATCCAGGATTTGTAATAGTGACTGAAGTAACAACCCCAGCAGTAACTGATGCTGTTGCTGTAGCAGTTGTTCCTACACCTACCGGAGGAGTAAATTTCAACTCTATAGTGGTTTGATCTGGGAGATATCCAAAACCTGGATTAGTCGTGGTTATACCACTAACCGCACCACTACCAATTGAAGCAGTAAATGTAGCAGTAATTGGATTTGTATTTTCAATAATTAATCCATCGCATGGTGTGGAGTTATCACTATATCCATTATCTGTTTCATAACTAAACAATTCAGAATTCTCAATAAACACTTCAGTATCAGTTGTAGATACATCTTTAATAATTCTTGCTGTTGGGAAAACTAGAGATTCCAATACATCTCTCGATTTACTTATAAATTCTCCGTTGATTTTTTTATCTGATTTTTGTTTAGTCCAAGAAAGTGGTTTGAAATTAGATTCATCAATTCCTTGATCAAAATATCTATCCGTTTCAACTTTATCAGAGAATGCTACATTATAAACAGTTCTTTCATTCTGTGTGATTGTATCTTTGATATAATTGTTACTTATGACTTGAACATTATCACCGGTTTTTAAAGTTGGTCTTATATTATCTACTGAATTGGAATCTATTCCATCAACACCCTTGTAGAAATAAATTTCAATTTCATCTTCCGGTAAAGGTGCCTTTGTGAATGCAACTGAAGTTCCTCCCTCAAAAATAAAGTTAGTCACCGGTTTTTGGATTACTCCATTTATGAATATTACTAATATATTATTAATATTTTCTTCCAGTGGAGATCCCTCCTCTGGTTCAAAACCAAGAAGTTGTCCATTGTAATTTAGAGGGAATCTTCGTCTGTTTCCATTTTGTAAATCTTTAATGGAATCAATATAATCAAGTTCACCAAATTCCCATGCTGCAAAATTATCAGAATATGTATCAATTACTTCAATTGTAAAATCTGATAATGGAGATGATAAGTTGGAATCAGTAACTAAACCAACTGGTTTGAAAATGTCACCTCTCTTGAATGCATAACCAGGTCTTGAGAAATTAAACTCTTTCACTTCAAAATAAGTTGAACCAATTCCAACATTTGTAGAAGCACCACCAACTATGACATCTATTAGTAGACCAATACCGGTAGTTGTTGTATTACCAATACCCTCTCTATAAACACCAGTAATTGGTAGATTTTCATATGATGGATCAGATACAAATATTTGTGGATTATTATATCCAGTTCCACCAGCACTAACGTTGAAAGAAAGTGTTCCACCAGCACCGACATTTGCGGTTGCTGTTATCACTGCAGGATCTCCACCAGCGTCTTGAGTGGGGTCAAAAACAGTCACTCCAATAGAAACTAATCCATTATATCCAGATCCAAGATTGTCGGTAGTTCCCAGTCCTACAGATACGATAGATCCCCCAGCACCAACGACAGCAGTAACGGAAGCACCTACAAGCGGAGCAAATCCAAGTCCAGGTGTAGATCCATAAGAAACTATAATTCCACCTCTAGGAGTTTCATTTTGATTCACATCAAAATTTGAAGTTACATATTCAAGAGGATCAGTATTAGGTTTAGTTATTCCTGAAAATACTACAGTTGTTATTCCTGCAGTGGTATTTTCAAAAATTTCATAGTTAGATCTATCAGGATTATTATCAGTTTTTGGTGATTGATAAATGTTATTAATAAAAACAAGTCCGTTACTTCCCTCTGTTCCAATACCAGTGGTATTTGCACCACCAACAGTTAAAGCAAATGTTCTTCCTATTCCAGTAAATTGGTTGGATATATCATCATATACTTTATTGTTATCATAATTTGATTTTAAAAATACTCTACCATTAAACGAGCTTGTTTCAAATTCTAGATTAGATTTGGTTTTATCAATTTGAGGATTTCCTCTTGGTGGTTCTGCAAAATGAATTTCATCATTTACAATGTTAAATGCACCTTTATAAATTTGTACATTTGAAGAATTTGTATGAGTAGCAGGAGAAGAACCAACAAAACCTCTATCAACTTCTACAAGTCTTACACTTCCAGAATTTGTTATAGGTCCAATGTTTGTATTTCCAAATCCAATATTAATAACTCCCATATATTCATCATCAATCAATAAAATATCTTTTGGATTGATAGATGAAATTCCACTTAAAGGAAGAATACTTGTGGCAATTCCTATATTTTTTGATAAAGTATGAGTTATACCAGTAAATGCTAATGGATATTGAACAAGTTCATCAACACTAATTATGCATTTGGTATTTCTTTCTTTCATAGTAAATCTATGAGCATTTCCTTCTCCTAAAGAAGTAAATGTTGTTCCAATACCACTTTGGGCTGCTGTGGTTGTAATTGCAACTTTAAATGTATTTTCTGTTACCTTGATCGCATACACTGTCGAAGGCAAAACATCAGTTACACTAGTCATCATAGCACTAGTGCCAACTCCAACAATAGTAGAGTTTGGAGTATAAATTAATTCTTCACCAGTCATGAAGAAATGATCTTCTATTGTAAATATTCCTGTAGTTGCATCAAGAGATGCTGAATTTGGATTGAATTCTTTAGAGAAAATTGATTTTGTTTTACTAGTTAATTTGAAATCGGTTCTATTAATTCTATCACCATTAATTGAGTTGTAGAATTTTTCATCAATACTCTCTGTTACAGCACCATATGATAAATTATTATAAGAGTTGACAACATCAATTTCATTATAAAAGACTTTACTAAAGGTTTCAATATCTATTTGTTGATTTTGATTATCTGGATAGAATTTAAGTATTAAGTTTGATCCGGATACCTCACCGCCAAATGTTCCAATACCAGATAAACTATCTAAAGTATTATCAGTGGTATCTACCGATAAGAAAGGTAATTGTTGAGTATAGACATCAGATCCATCGAAAATCATCATAACTTGATGAAGTGCTTTACTAGAACCTATACTTACTTGAACTAAAGATTTTGATGAATTAAATAATGTCTTATCTAAAGTATCAATTGTTGTTGATGCAAGAGATACTGTAGATTGATAACTTGATTTGTAAATGGCACTTCTTTCCTGTCCATCTGTTTGGTCATTAGATTTAAATCTATAGACACCCTGTCCAGATGTAGTTGTGCCAAATCCAACAATATTTGTTCTTATTTGAAGTTTATTACTAGTGGTATTTTCATGTGTTAATGAAAATACTCCACCTCCAAGATTAGTGCAAGTGAATAAACCTATTGAATCCCCGGTGGAAGAACTTAAATTATTATCAATATAATATTCGGACATATATGTATCTGTTCCATCATGTGTGATATATAATCGCACATAATTCATATCTTGTGTGGCAGTATCAGTAACTTGTGCATTAACATATAAAGATTCAAAATTGCTAGAATTTAATGAAATAATTGTCGTTGTACCTAAACCAACAGTTGTGGTTTCTGTATCGACAGATCCAGTTAAATCTATAAATCCAACTGATTCAGTTCCAACTCCAGCAAAAACTGTATTAAAAGTTTGTTTTATTAATTTTACATTATAATCAGTATTGAAAGGATCTACAGGAGTAAATCTCAAAAATGTTTCGTCAAATTCATTTTCAAAAATATCAAAACTTCCATATGGATTATCTGAGTTCTGTAATGATTCATTTTCGACGATTACAGTTTCCGTCCCATCACTCAAAATAGTAAGATCTGTTAACTGAATTTCATTACCCTGATCAGTAGTGACTCTAAACAAATAATTTTGATAGGATATATCATCAACTTCATCGATGGATAAAAATTCTGTATTTTCTGCTTCAGAATTAGAAAATTGATTACTAATATCATCAATCTCCAAAACATTAAGATTTTTCAATTCGATATAGTTTGTGAGTCTTTTTGTTTCTAGTTTTAAGAATTTGGAATTCGAATTAATAACATCTTGATCTAAAACATTATCAAAGTTATTAATGGTGTCTACTCTCTTTTCATCTACAATATCATAGACAATTTGGAACTGATCTTTGATTTTATCTATTCCTGCCGATGTGGTAGAAGTTATTCCTGTATCGGCAAAGTTTTTTAATCCACTAGTATGAACTAAATTTTCTACAGGTGATTGTTGTTCCTTATAAGTTATTGAACTCTTAACAGAATATGATAAATTTTGATAGTAATCATTATCTGGAATTACTTGATAATCTTCACTCAATTTACCAACTTCATCACTCCATCCAATGTTCTTTAAATTGGAATAGTTGACATCAAAACTTGCTTCATTAAAATCTATCGATTTTATTTTTGCTTTAGCACCAGATTCAGTTCCTGTGATAACCTCTCCTGCGGATAATTCATATAATCCAGAAACTTTTAAATCGTTTCCATCATTTTTTGCAACTTTCAGATCTCTAACTATTTCATTTGACGATAAACTCTCACCAACTAAAAATTCTGATAATTTTTGAGTTACCTCAAATTGTGGATAATCATTTTTATTAATTAAAACACCAGAATAATCTTGAACCGTTTTTGCAATACCAGTATTCGTTGTTAAACCAGATACACTAATTACTACAGTATCATTAATACCATCAAGTTTGTACTCAGTTACTGTAAAGAATTTAAATCCATAATCCTCAGAATTAAATCCATCACCATCACTGCCAAATTTTTGAATTCCTTCAATAAAAACTTCATCTCCTTCATTGAAAGGTTGAACTGCAAATGTTCCAATTCCAGGTGTTGATATATTACATTCAAATTTTGTAGGACTTATGGAATTTACACTTATGATTGCAACTCCATTAGTATTATTAGTTGCAAATATTTCTACAGATTCATCAGGTAAACCTGTTGGTGCAACATCAATGTCTACTGAAGAAATTGAAGATGCAGTAACTTTTGATCTTATTAATCCAGAATTAATAATATTTCTATTTACAGAATCAACAATTACCAATGTTGGTGCTGAGGAATATCCATCTCCACTATTAGTAATTAAAACTTGATCTAGAGTATTAAAATCCTCCAATACAATTGTAGGAGATACATTTGCTTTAGGTCTTAATGTTCTATCCGAAGAATATGTAAACTTATTGTTTAGTATTTTCTTTTCTTTTACAGTTCCTACAGTATTTGATATTGGATTTACAATTAAATCCGATCCATTAGTGGAGTTTGTTGATTTTAAAATTGGTAGAGATTTATATCCAAATCCAAAAGATAATGCATTTAAAGAATTTACTGGACCAGATGCAGAATTTGATGTTGTTGAATAATTTAGAATATCACATTCTGTTGAAATATAAGAAGATCTTTCTGGTTTTTCAAAAATATTTAAATTAAATGTTGTTGCACCTATTCCAGATATTCTGTAGGTATTGTTATATACACTTTCTTCATACTTAATAGCAGAATAATTTTTAACTTCAATATCAGATTTAATTGTTGTTCCATCTTTATCTAATGTGTAATATAACTCTTCTGGAATGTCTGAGTTGTAATTTAATACTAAAGATGCTGCGGCAGATCCAACAGTTCCAGTTTTAGATACTATAAATTGATCCGTTGAACCAACAGAGATAAATTCACTATTAAATTTAGAATCACTATAAATTTTAAAATCATATCCAGTCAAACTAGAATCTGAAAGATCAAATACTAAATTATTGTTTTTAATTGGATTTAACTTTGGATTAATTAATGATAATGATTGCGATCCTGTTCCTGTTGATGCGAAACTTACAATAGTTGGAGGATTTTGTTGAGAGTCGAAATATGTTTCACAAAGTTTAAATCTATTATTATCAATCTTAAATACGAAGTATTCTTCACATCCACTATCTTCATAAAGAACTTTATCACCAGTTTCAAACTCATGATTGTTTATAGTAAATTCATTGGTAGATGTATTAATGCCCGTAGAATTGAATCCAATTGGATTCACTACAATATTACCTATTTGAGAATTGTAAACAACACGAACTGCTGTAGAAGTTCCAATTCCCACAGAAAGATTTGGTTGAACATTTAGAGTGATAGTATCTCCATTTTGAAGTTCATGTGCAGTAGAAACAGAAACTGATACTTCTCTTTTATCGATGTTTCCAAGAACTTGTGTAAAATCTGATTCTAATGAATATAAATCATTATCATCACCATTAGAATGGAAAAATAACTCATCTCCATTAATAGCAGTTTTTAATCCAATTAAGTCCGGATTCTTATTGATAACAAAAAGATTTGCTGGAAGATTAATTACTGATGAAGATAATCCATCAGTGGAAACATTTATATTAGATCCATTAGCAGTATAAACGACTGGTTGATTGTTTTTAAATGGGTGATTATGGATATTGATACTCTTGGATGGAATATCATTATTTACAGAAATATTTCCAAAAATAAATGAAGTGCTATATCCAACTCCATTTATAGTAGAAATTCCTACAGACTCTCTAGGATTGAAAAATACTTTATCATTTAAATCGGAGTCAAATTTTTCTAATGACTTGGAAATAGTGAAAGAATCTGGTAAGAAAGAAACCGCTGTGCCAACTGTATGTGATGTTCCTGCTACTCCTCTTTCAATTCTTAAAATATTTTCATTTCTGAATATACCAAGAATTTTCAAAGTTTCAGTTCCAATACCAATACTACTACCAACTGATATTTGCTCAGGAATTGGTGCTACATAAATTTCCGTCGTGATTCCAGATGATGTTATAGTAGATAAACATCTTGCATTTGTATATGAAGGAACTGAAATTTTATGAGTTCCATTCAATGTTGAAAGATTTGTTGAGAATCCGGATATAGTAACAAAATCTAAGTTAGAAAGATTATGATTTGGTAATATTGAAATTTTTACCTTTTCTGGAGAGTTCCAGGTAAAAATAGAATTTTCATATGAAGTAGTAGTCGTTTCTATATTTGTAATATCTTTTCCTTTTACGGATTTTACATCAACATCTAATCCACTTCCAAAAGTATTATCTTCATTAAAAATCAATTTATCACCAACTTTATAATTTGTTCCAGAATTTTGAATCTCTAAAGATTTTATTGAGTCTGATGTGACAGAAATAACTTCTATCTTTTGATCTAATATATCACTTATTTCACTAACAAAATCATAATTTGCATTTTTCTCTGATGCTTTATATGGTAAAGTATTTCTTAATAAATTTGAATTATTAAGATCAAATGATTGGTCTAAATTAGAATCGGAAAGTAATTCTGATCTATACTTATTTCCAATAAAATATGGAAATTCATCTAGTGTTGCGTGATATGCATAAACACCATTTGGATACTCATCGTTTTTCTCATATCTTCCATTATATTCATCAAGATCTCCACTTCCATCAAATTTATAATCTTCGACAAAGAATCCGGCACTAAATCCAGAAGGTCTGTCCGTAACATTTGAAGTATTAAGAGTGTATCCAGATTCTATAGTTTTTAGAGTAGAGAATATATTGTTTGGATCACTATATGCAGTTGGACCATAAATTGGATTTCCGTCATATGCCCATCCTATAATTCCGGATAAAGTTCCATCTTCTAAGAAAGAATCTCTCAAAGATTCAAAATACTTTGATACTGAATATTGAAGTTTATCTTTACCACTAGATAAAACTTCACCAGCAGAGAATTTTGTGTGATTGTTATTAATAGATAATTTTCTTATTTGTGGATCAATAAAGGCATTTTTTCCTGATGAAATAACTTTAATACTGGTATTTGATGAAGAATATCCAATACCAGTATTGATGACCTTGACTTCACTAATTTGTCCATTATCATCAATTATTGCTCTCAGTTCAGCTCCGGTTCCTGTTCCAGAAACTACCAAATCGGGAACAGAATAATATTCCGTACCTTGGTAACTAATTGAAACGTTTGTAAGTTTACCACCAACAACAACTGGAGTTAACTGTGCGGATTTTCCATTCTGCACAGTTACTGTTGGTTTTCTTTGGTAGTTTATAATTGTTGATCCATATCCAACTCCAGACTCATATACATATGCGTCAATTATTTCTCCCTTTACGACTGGAGTAACAACTAAATTTTCAAAAATTTGAGTGGTTGATCCAATTCCGGCAGTAGTGTATTGAATAGAAACTGAAATATCTGGATATTTAAAATATTGCTCTCCACTTCCAGTGCTGTTAAATTTTTCATAATTTAACCTTTCATAATTTGAAGTAATAGTTCCTCCAACACCAGCATTGCATAACCTAAAAGAATCATTATCAACCTTTAAAACATAATATTGATTTGCACTGGAAATTCCAGAAATTTGAGTTGTTTCATAATCATAAGATACTAATTCACCATCATTAAATCCATGATTAGTAAAATTAACTAAATTGTTTACTGTAGATATTCCTGTCGGGTTAACAATTAATTTTCTGTTAGTATATCCCTCTCCACTATTAATAATTTTAATACTATCAATTTGTTTTTTTGAAGAAACAGTTGAAAATTTATGACTTCCCAGAGATCCTGTAAAAATTCCAACAGGATTTGTTTGTGATTGTTGATCTTCTAAATTAAAATATAATTTTATTGCTTTATTGTTCGTTACTTCAACAAAATATGTTGAATTATCAGGCATAAATTCGTTGTTTGTCAATGTGCCAATTTTTATGGCAGTATTTCCCAATGAATTGTAACTTACCTGTTCACCATTAACAAAATTGTGATCTGTTAAAAATACAATCTGATTTGTTGTTTCATTAACTCCACCACCACTAGAAAATTCATCGGCATTAAACAAAACCTCTCTAGGTTTGGTAATTAATACTGGTTCAATAACAGCACCACTTCCATTTCCACCAGAAATATCAATAGAGGCAATTTTATCAATATCATAATCTTGAGTATCTACATATATTTTTTCAAATTTGCCACTGATTACTGGTTGAATTTTTGCACCACTACCAGCACTATCAGAAATTACAATACGTGGTAGATTGATTACATCATAGTCTTCCCCACCAAATAAAACATTTGCATCATTAATAGGACCAAAATATACTGCATCATCAGATTTATAATTATTAATCTCAACACCATTAATCAACATTCCAATTTTTCCAGGAACTGTTAGTGTTCCAGAACCCTCTTTAATATTTTTTTCTAATGGAAATTTTCTTAAAATTTTCTGTATTCCAAGATCATTTTCTTTTTGAGAATTCAATACAAAAGTGTGAGTTCCTATTCCTGAATTTGATACTTGAAATGTCAAATTACTTCCAGAACTTATTGTGGATTGAGATCCATATAATTTAAATTTTCTATTTGATATTTTCTTTACAAAATATGTTCCTGTAGTTAATCCAACTAAAGTTTCCCCTTCAGAAGAATAGAATACTTCCTCTCCAGTTAAAAAAGGTACGTTATCAACTTCAAAAGTATTATATACTTCATCAAATAAATCTGTAAAATTTGAAAGATTGGAAATAGTTACTGACTTAACACTTTCTTGAACATCTAAACGATAATTTTTTATTATAGAATTGTTTAATGTAAAATTAGATTTAATTCCAGATGGTAAAGAATTGGATGCAATATATGCATACTCATCTTTATCAACATAAAGATTAAGCACATCTGACAATAATGAATCGGATTCAAATGTAGATCCAGAAGATTTGGTTTTGTTTAATTTTCTTCTTATATCATACTTTGTATTAGCACTTAAATTTGGTTTATTTTCTAAGGTTAAAGTATTTTGAGATTTATCAATATTTGTAATATATACTGGATTTGAGGAAGTAACTACAATTTCAGATTCTCTTTCCAGTATTTCAACTTCATCACCTATTTTTAAACTTGATCTATCAATGATAGATGATAATTCATTGGAATTATTATTTGCAATTTCGTATCTTGTGCTGGTATTGTATATTAAAGAATTAGCAAAAATTTCTTTCCAATTTGAACCATTATTTTTGATCTTATCTCCAATATTTTTTATAGAAATTAAATCACCTTCACTTGTTTTGAAGTTTTCACTTTCTTGTTTTAAATCACTAATTACCCCAAAAATTATTAATTCTACTTTTTTGGTAATATCTCCATTTTCATATGAAAAATAAGTATCATTGGATCTAATATTTGATGATTTTGCTATTGCAGTAGTGATACCCGTGCATCCAAAAAACTGATTTACACTTTTTCCCGTATAAGAAATTATATTATTACCAGAAATTAAAGTTCCTGATTCTGGAAAACTTAAAGTAGAATCTACTGTTAAAATATTATCTCCTACTAATGCACTTTCAATTAATTTTGTATTTGGGGTAATTTCAAAATTACCCTCCACTGAAGATCTACCATCATTACTAATATACAGTTCGATTTTATAAAAAGTTTTTCCTTTTCTTGCAAATGGTTCTACGGCAGAAATTGATGCTGTCGTAGTTGCATCAGTATTTTTTATAAGAGTTTCACCAATAATTTTTAAAGGTTCTCCAGATACAACTTCTGCAATTACGATCTCTCTTCTAACATAATTTGCAAAAGATGGTTTAATTAAATAATCCTCCAAATTTATAATAGATGGAGATTCACCAAAAATAACTTTGAAAAGAATTTTTATCGCTTCGTCAGTTCCCTTCGACGAATAAAAATCTTTTGCTCTTTTTATAAAATTACCGGCATCAATTTCTTCTGCAAAGGAAATATTTTCTAATCCTGGAGTAAAAGTTGATTTTAACTTTATATAAAACTCTTTTAAAAATAAAGAACTTAAATTTTGTACAGGCGCATTACTTTTATGAGATGTGGCAGTTGAAGTGGAGAATATTAAATCTTTATTATCAGAATTTTGATCAAATTCTGATATTCCACTAAAACCACGAATACATCCAGTAAATGTATTAGATGTTATACCAGTATAAGTAATGATTTCATCATCAATTTTTAAAAGACCATACTCATTTGGAAATCCTTTAGTGCTAGAAACTTCAATTATAGTATCAGTAGATGTTACATCATTAGATAATAATGCACTATCAACAATAACTTCTGGTTTTAAATTATCTACTTTTAAATATTGATCAAGATTATCGGTAAGATCAATGGGACCTCCCTGATATTCTTGAGAAATATAATATTGCTTTAAAAAATCTACTGCTTTTGGACTTTCATCCAAAATGAATTCTGGTAATTGATTGGAAATTATA